CTTCCTCCTTGGAACTCCACTAGCAATTCACCATCTCTTTCTTCATATATCTTTAATAGTTCTTCCTCCTCAGCCTCGTTCATTCCTACACATTTTCGCAAAAAATAAATTGAATGACACATAAAAAATGAATTTATATAAATATAAAAACACCAGTAATCAGAGTAGTATAGTGTTTATCATCCTATACACTCTGATTACTGGTATTATCTACGTGAATTCTAAACTGCCTCTAGTAATTCTACACTCTTTATATATATCACATTTCTTTTGGTCAATTCTATATGTGCTATATATTTTTCTCTGGTATACGTTTTCTGAATACTAAAATATATATCGAAGTCACCATTTTCTGTATTTTCAATTTTAAAGTCGAATCCCTCATCATCTTTTAACAACACTGGATCAGTTGCTACTATTTTATTCTCTGATGTCTGTGTCAACAATACAACATATGTATGAAATTTATGATTTTTATTTGGATCCTCCTCTTCTTTAAAATTTCTATACACCATTATAAATTGCCATTCATTCACCGGATGGACGGTGATATTTATTGGGTAATGTGGAATACCCACAACATTTATCTCTTCATCCATTATTAAGGTGTTATTCATAATCTTAAGTATACGCGCTATCAATTTATATGTAATACCCATTTTCTTAACATACCAAATAATCGACACACCATGTTTCACTTTAGACATGCAAATATCGATGACATCATTACTAATAATAGTACCCATAATAACCCCTCCTCTCTTTAAATTGATTATAAATTAAGATTATATATGTAATATATATGTGAAATAAATTGAATGACACATAAAAATAATGAATATTAATAAATATACATATTTATTAACATACACTGTAGTCACTTTAAATAGTGACTACAGTGTACATTTTCTTATTGTATATTGTCTTCATGTTTTGATATATCTATGATAAGCATAGTGTATAAGTATCCATCAATATCATCATTACTATAACACACAAGTATATTATCATGAGCTAATGATACACAATTGATATTGTGAGTATTTACATTATTGCATTTTATAGATTGTGTAGATTTAATTCCTGTATCTGATATATTGATTGGTGTCACATATAGACAACTACCATCACTATCATTGACATAAAAAACTAATACTTTATGGTTGTTATTATGAGATAATGGTACTAAATTTATCCAACGAGTACTATATCGATGAATAGTATATGCCGGTAGTATAACTGCTATGGTATTATTATCTAATACATTTAAAGTGAGTGCTTTTAAAAATCCATAATCATTATCACTAAAACATACTAATATTTGAGTATCTGATAGTAAACATGTGGTAATAGTATTAAAATCACCATCTTTATGAGTATATAGTGCCATTGGTGTATTTGAACGAATAATACCATTTGATGTAATAGTCAATATAAGTGCACATAATTGATTATATACTCCATTATTAAGTCTACTGTAACATATAAGTATTCGACCATCTGGTAATGTTAATAGATTCATATAGTGTGAACTATGTTTATTACACTGTATAGGTTGTGATATGTAGATCGTATTATCATCTTTAAATGTAATGATACATGCGTATATACGATTACTTGCATTATAGTTTCTATAACACACAAGTACTTTATTATTTGGTAATAGTGTGGTTACTATATTACTTGAAATATGATCATTACACTTCTTTGGTAAAGTTGATACTGTAATACTATCATTTGGAGATATAGTCAATACTAATGTATAAATATGGCTCATATCACTGCCATTTACATAACATACGAGTACTTTATGAGAAGATAGTTGAGTTAATGTAATGTAATACGATGGATGGTTAGTACATTTTATTGGAGTGGATGATATAATACTATTATTATCTAATTTAGTTAAAATAAGTGCATAAAGTGTATTTGTATCATTACCATTTCGATAACATACAAGTACTTTATTCTCAGATAATCGTAGAGTAGTTGCCCAATAAACAAAATCTGCATTACATTTTACTGGTTGATACAATGCTAAATCATTTTGAGTGATATTGTAAGGTTCTATTACTTTATTATGAGCATTTTCACTATTTCTATTGGGAGTAAACATCTTTGTAAAGAGTTTTCTAAGCATAATCTCTATATACTCCTTAAAATCATAAATTTATTATATATTACTTTTCATATATAATAAAAGAATATAGTATTTTATTAAATGTGAAAGTTATATCTTCTCTTACACTACTACCACTATTTACAGTGGTAGTAGTGTAAGAGTTTGATATGTATAGATATCTACAATTCTTTCACCTATCGAAGTGTTGCAACAAATGCACACTGTGGATGTTTATTCACTTTATATCCAGTATTCCTTTTATTAAGATCCAATACTACTAATGTATCTTTTTTCATAAGCATAGCAACATCTTGGATATGGATATGCTTATACGCAATAAACTCAATACAATTTTTAGGTAGTGTAATGAATACATCTTTACTTGTGTATGGTATAACATCTACAATGACAGTATCATTATTTGGAATATTAGCTAATCTACCAAAAGTGTTTTCATTATAGAGTACTCTACTTAATCGAATCTCATTTTTTTGCGTTGTATTCATATAAATAACAACAGCATCTTGACAAGTATCTGGTATTACCCCAATATAATTTGTTCGTGCTCCTTTAGAGATACTCTTTCTAAAGGAGTGTTGTGAAATACTTGTTTTCTCAATATCTCCAGATAAAGTAATACCATAAAATTGCTCTGTAATAGGCATCATTGTATATTGCATATCAAGAAACTTCACCAAATGTGTAATAGAAAAACCATCATCAATAAATAATCCAATATATGGGTCTTTTAACGGTGATTTTAGTAAATGTGTTGCAACATACTCTTTAGGTCTTGATTGTGTATTATACGGCAATAGTTTATTTCCTATATAACTTAATATGTGTGGGTAAAAAACATTATTATGGTAAATAACTATTTCCGAGTTTTTAAACTTCTGAAGTAGTGTCATGAGTTCATCAATATCAAAATATTGAATCACTCCTTTATTGTCAATATGTATACAACCTATAGTGTATACCATTGGAATAGTCTTATGTTCTGTATTATATTTTTTCTTTAGAAATTGTGCATCGTTATATATAGTTTCATGAATATGTTTGTATCGATTTGATACTTCAATGAGTTCTGTTTCAACTTTCTCAATATCTAAGAGTAATTTATTCTTAGAATTTTTAGTGAGTGTTGATAACTTTGCATTTGCTAATACTCTACTTTGCATTCGAGTAAGGTCTGTGAATTCATTTGCTAAGATACGAATACATTCATCTTCATTTTGTGCACTTCGAATAATAGACACTACCTTATCAGTGTGTTCACATACTACTAAATATGCTGATAACTTAAGCAATTCTAACTGTAACTCAGTTTGTCTACTCTTAATACTAGCAGTGATTGATTTATATCGACTATCATACCATAATTCTAATAATTGAATGGGATTAAGATGTGTGATTTTATTATTATATGCAAAATTGTATATTGGATATACAGTATCCTCTATACTAAATAATCGTTTAATATTATCGAGATATTTCCATATATCTACGTGGTTTTTAAATTCCAAGACCAATTCACAGTAATCATCACCACCACCATAGTCATTAATATCCTTTAGTATTCCATGTAACCAGAAGTTCTTATCTTTTTGAAGTTTTTCAATAACATTAGTAAACACGGTATTTGGGATAACACCAAATGGCAATGACTTTATTTTGATTGTCTTTGGTCCTAACTCTATTATACCTCCAAGTTGTATAGGTACTTCATAGTCTCCATGAGTATATGCTTCATATAATTCAGGATAGTTAATAAGGTATTGATATGATGGATAGTCTGGTATCATATATTGTGCCAGCATCTCCGTTGATGATAATTTACCATACTCACTGGCATACATCATCACCATATCACAAACATTACTAAAGCTTAATTGTGGAGTTACTGATTTATACCCATAACCTATGGTTATGTTATTTAAATAAAGTGCCATAGGTACTCGAGGTATAAAATAAAGTGGTTCCATACGTCTAAAGTCTTTAGAGTATGTCATAGGTATGGATTTATGATGTACATTATTAAAGAAAATATCTCGAGTAAATTCACTTGAAGCAAGTTCTAAATAGCGTGCATGCCCTGCACTACTTGGTTTCGAGTAATTCCCATAGTTACCAAAACAGTGTACCAATGGTTCACCAACGCTAAATGGTTGTGATAGTCGTATAATTGCACTATAGATAGAACTATCACCACCCTGATGAAGTTTTGACGCATCACCTATAAGTGCAGTCATGGCATCTTTATTTATTTGAGTACCAAGACAATAGATGATGCGTCTATGTATCTTTTTAAGACCATCTATAGGATGTGGATATTTTGTAATAACAATGTCTGTAGAGTATGTATTAAGACACTCTACAAGCATTTCAGATACAGTGTATTCTTTTTGTGTATGATGTGTGGTATCTAATTCCACCATCTACCTCCTTAAGAAAGTGTAAATACTATCTGAGTAAAATATATATTCAATCTATATTCTTTTTATTCAATACGTTCACCATTATTATTAATACGATAAACTAACTGTTGTTTATTCTCAGTAAGTAATGTAACACAAACATCAACAATATGTACACCCAATACATTAAATACCTTTTCAAAGAACGGTTTTGTCATAGTTGGTTTCAATAGTGCACGTTTGAAATTATTTCTATCATGGTTAATAGAGTTTGATAGCATACATATTGATTCGCAATAGATCTGATGCATGATCTTAAGATATTCATATGTAATATTTTGATCTACAAAATACATACGCACTATCTTAGCTAAGAAATCATTAGTAGCATGAATATCTTCTTTTGTAAATATCGGTTCTCCAGTTTTTCCTATTAATCCAACATTTTCTCGAATCAATCGAGCTCTATGCTCAGTAATTGTTTCACTTGGTAATGCACATACCTTTAATAACTCTATTCGATCATTTGGAGTAAGTTGTGGATTATTGATATTGATAGATGGTTCATTATTCAATCCCTCAATAGAGATCTCAGTATCTATTTCTTGATGATTCTTATTTTGGGATTTTCTCTCTCCTTTCACTATACTGCTCCTATGTAATGTATACTTGTTAAATTATATATACGTCAAATATGTGGTATCTTTATGAATAGATCCACAATCAAACATGAGCGATTTTCTTTGATATGCTTCTTTACCCATTAATTGGGATATATACTCAATATCTCCAATATCTGTAATATGGAACAACTTTCTTGTTCTCGGGTCAATAATCGTCAACAACATATCTTTAGTATTCATCTCACCAAGACCTTTATATCTATCCATACGAATAAAATTTGCATTATTGATATTTTGCATTATAGTGTATACCTGCATAAGAGTGCATGGACGCATATGCATAGCATCTGTCATTTTAGTAGTAATGAAAATCTCAATATCTTTATATCGAATAGGGATCAATCGAGGAAGTAACATCTGTTTAATAGTATCTCCTGTTTTCATAACAGAAATCGGAATATCTTTATCATCAATACTCAATACTAGAATCTGAGTTTTCTCATGATATGTTAATTTAATATATCCACTTTCATCATTATCAGGGAATAACTCCTTCAATTTATCTAATTGAAGATTAGGTACTAAATACTCAATACCATACACAAGTCTTTCTAATATTAGTAATGGGATATTAAGTAAATTCGATACATTGTCAAATAACTCTCCTAATTCTAGTACCATATAACAGAAATCTCGATACACTTTTCCAGTCAATAACTCTGGTTCTTTATGTGCAATAGTCTTAATATGGATATCGAAAATATTCTTATAAAGTAAAGATATCCGTGTATCAAAGAGTGCTGCTTTATCTCGAAGATGGATCTTCTTATTATTGATATTCATAATGTATAATGGTGGTGTTGCTACATATACCATTCCACTTGTAATAAGAAGTGGGTTCAAGAGGTATAAATTCGCTAAATAAAGTGCAACAATATGTTCTCCATCAGCATCTGCATCTGTTGCAATAATAATTTTACCAAAATTACATTCGGACATATCTTTAGTATATGGAGTTACATTAAGTACTTTAATGAGATCACTGAAAATATCATTTCTCTTTAATCGTTCAAATGCTAATTTAGTGTCACTAGAAATAGCCATAGCGTTAAGTGGCTTACCTCGAGTCTCTAAAATAGCTTGATATTCAGGATCAATCTCTTTCTTAAGATGTCCTGCTGAGGTTCCTTCCACTATGAACAATTCAGCCTTTGATCTATCTTTAGTTCGGCATGCAGTATAATTACCAGGATTATTAAGTTCTAAGAGAAGTTTCTTACTATCCTTTGCTATAATAGGTTTGCAGTAATATAGTGCATATTTATTCTCTAAATCAGATAAGAAGAGATCAACAAGTGATTTCCATATATTTGGATCGAGAGTATTAATATGATCAGTAAGTTCTTTAGCAAATAACTTCGCAAATATTTTGTCTTTAAAATCTAGTTTATTCGTACCAGCAAATTGTGCACCACTATAACGAATAGACATCGCAATAAGTAATGGTAACTTATATTGCCGATTTAAGAAGAACTCACGAAGCTGTGGGTCCTCAATGTATTGTGCAAGAGTAGTATATAGTACATTTGTAATTGCCATATTTGCAGAATTTGATTCAATCTGCATATGGACATTATTAATGAGTGTCAATATACCACTTTTTCTTGATTTTGTATAAATTAAATTGATTTGATAACACAATGGATCATTAGGGATAGGTTTCTTTACTAAATCATTTAAAGACCATGCTACTGTAGAATCTACATGGAAGTATTCTAATATATACTGTTGTCGATCTGATACAGTATTACTATCATAAACAAGATACTCTGACTGAGATATTGTATTGATCCATTCAAAGAAGATAGTAATATTTTCCGTGTCATTCCAAATACGTTCAGGAATAGGTGTTGGTACTAAATATACTTTTGTTGTGATAGTCTCATTAAAAATATCATTAATTTTAATAATCTTGAGTAAATCTAAGTATCCAGAAGTATAAAAATGTTCCATATCCTGGAATCTATAATAATTACCTTGAGATTCCCACTCTTGTTCGAGTTCATAATAGATATATGTTCCAGTAGTATTTACTGTATTTGGGAGAATCTCTTCTTTCTCAACAACTCCTCTTGATATATGAAGAGTACCTATACCTTCAGGTCGTAGAGTAATGGCTCTTGATCGTATAGATAGTGCAGATTGGCACTTTGCACCTAATCCATATGTACCACTTGATGTCGTATATGCATCTTTTCGTATTTTACCACTTGTCCATAGTGTTGACAGTGCTGTCTTAAACATGGAAAGTGGAATACCACGTCCATTATCTGAGATAAGTACATGGTATTTATCATTATACTTAAAAATATAAATAGCAATATGTCCAGAATAATTTACATTATTCAACTCATCATAACAGTTATCTAATAACTCTTTAATAATATGCACTTGACCAGCAGTATCTAGACTATTAATAAAAGCAGTGGGACGTGCTCTAACTGGTTCTAGTCCCTCTAGTGACACTATACTTTTATCTGTGTAATTTGTCATGCATCTCTCCTTAATACATAAGGGTTGTATTTTTTTACACACATAATGGTCACAGTGTGTTATTTATAACACTAATACCACTATATCACTATTACTTATATTAATAATATATATACTTATTTATAATGAACCTAATATACACGTATTATCAAAGTTACCAGTGACTCAAAATAGAGTCACTGGTAACCTCTCTATAACTCATATATATTCTTATTTTTAAGGTATGGTATATTACTTTTTATGGAGTAATTCTAACACATCCCATACACTAAGATATGGTCGTTTATTTTTCTTCTGATCATTAAAATACCAACATCCAGTACTATTTAATATATCTGATATTTTAATAGATTTTGAAGTAGTTAACTGTTCAGCAATTTTCACAATATCTATATCAATACCAGTTGTGGGATATATAAAACTTGGCCAATAGTGTTTAATATAACACAATTGAGCAATAAGCTCAAAAGCTCTACATAACTCATAATCTTTATTAGTAATTTCTCGAATGTTCTTTCGAGTTATCTTTTTCGATTCATCGAATATAGTACTGTAATACGTTTTATTACTTGATTTTAATCCAAAGTCGCCGTGTAATCTACAGAAATGAAAATGAGTAACTGCATTTAATAATCCTTGATATTGAGATACTACAAATGGAGTAGATACTCCAGCAGCATTATTTTTACACCGAACAACAATACCGGATACTTCATTGACTTCATTTGTAGGACTATCAAGATATGGATATAGATTACTTTTCTTATCACTACTATATAACACAGTAGTTCCAGTAACCTGCATAAGTGTTGTTGTTAGAAACTCAAATTCACTACCGACATTTTTAATCTTATCAGTATTCTTCATATACTGAAGTTGTTTTGGAGTTTTATTATATGGGTCTAAATCTGTTTTAGAACCAACATGCCCAGTCATAATAATACGAAGACCATATTTATGTGCTAAGGTAGGTAGTGCACGCATAATTTTTGTCTTAATACCACCTTCCTGCATATACATCATATTCATAGATGAATCATCTACTTTATTTTTATAATACGATTCATCTTCTTTACTACTTCCAGCTTTACTCCAACTATCACACAATATAAATGTAGGAGTCCAAGCTCTATATGGTTTAGATGTTTCTGGATTTAAAAATGGAGTTTCACGAATAAGATCTTTCTTATTTTTTAATTTTAATTCACCAATTTTCTTAATAGTTTCAAAAAACTCACCTAAATCCATAGTTGCTCTATTATGGAAAGCAATACGATTACTAATAGTCTCTGGTACAAATTCATCATATCGTTCTGCATCTGGTATAGTAAATTCAGTTTCATATATAAGTGCTTCAGATTCTGGATAGTGCATAAGACAATTTGCTAATAATGATCCAGCGATACTTGATTTATATGTTTGTGCTCTACCAGTAATGCCAGTAACTAATCCTAATCCACCATTGAGATACCATTTCGCATCATAACCAGGCATAAATTTACCGGTATTAAGATCAAAGATAGTTCCAGTATTAATGTAAGGTTCGAATTGGATACTCGGTTTAAACTCACTAAGCAACATTGTACAATTACCTCGTATTGTTGTTATAAATGATGCAATCGGTAAAAAGACAGTGAGAGGATATTAGGGCCTATAGGTGAATAAAATACTATCATATAGTAATTAAGTGTAAAACAGTATTTATGAACATATATAAATACTATAATCTATTGTATATGCTTTTTACAACACGTATATTTTTATTACATTTTAATGGAGGCGTAGTTTTATGTCACAGACTCTCTTGAATTATCAGCAGGTACTTGAACAATTGCAGGCTTCTGCAAATAAGATTGCTGATGTTACTGAATTATTAGAAAATCAAAGTGAGCTTGTACTTGATCATAATGAAGATACCAATGCACATGCATATATTCAACAGCGTATTAATGAAATCTCTACTTTAAATCCTATCACTGTATCTACTGCTATTAATGGACATGATAGTTCTGCAACAAGTCATGCTGATCTACGTGCACGACTTGTTAGTGTTGAACAAGTCGTCAATAATGTTAATAGTGGTTCTATTGCAAACGCTATTACTACAAATATAAATAACCATAATCAGAGTAGTACTGCGCATGCAGATATTCGTGCACTTATTAGTAATATGGCGAGTTCGTCCACTATTACGAATACTATAAATGATGCGATTAGTGCGCATAATACAAGCAATACTGCACATCCAACACTTACTAATCAGATTACAAGTCTTTCAAATACTGTTTCAAGTCAATCTACAGAATTACAAAGTATTCGCACAACAGTTTCTGTTATTGAAGCTACTATTAATAGTGGTGGTACAAATGGTACCATACCTATGTCATCATTCACACATGGGTTCCCTGCAATTGTAAAACCTGGTGATACCTATACTTTGAGTTTTGGTGGAGTACCTATACCACCCACTGGGAGTATTGTATTTAGTATTGATGCAGGTTCATCTGGATTAACATTCTCTAAGACAAGCGATATTGCTCCTGGTGAAAATATCACTGCTACAGTACCTGTTGGTGCTACTCGTGGTAGTATTAAAACATTTACAGTTACAGCAGCATATACAGCAACATCAGATACTGGTGTTCGTGCAATTGCATTTTCAGTAAATAGACTTCCAGATGTAAGTAATGTAGCACTATCATTAAGTGATATTGTAAAGCCAAATACTACAAATAGTGTAAGTATTACCAATAGTAGTGATCCAGATGGTCAACCAGTTACATTTACTATTTCTTGTGATAAGTCATATGTATCTTTTAGTAAATCTTCTGAATTAACCGTTGGTGAGAGTTTTGATATTATATATAGTAGTGCTGCCACACGTGGAGAGACTCCCATATTTACTATAGTTGCAAGTGATGGACTAGAGACCGCGAGTAAGACAATCACTACTGGTAAAGTGAATACATTACCAAATGCTAGTACTATTACTGCAAATGGACTTCAAACATCTGTAGTTGGTGGTACTACATATTCATTTACTCTTACTGGTGGTACTGATAGTGATAATCAGACTCTAACATATACCATCACTGGTGGAAGTGGTTTAAATATCACACCCACTACAAATATTGCATCTGATGCAAATGTAACATTTAATCCGACTAAAGTAGCTACTGCCACAAATATTACATTTACTATATATGCAGTAGATAGTCTTGGTGAACAGAGTGCTACTGGTAAGGATTTTACAGTAACTGTGAATCCAATTATGCGAATTGATACTCCATCTATTATTAGTCCAACTCCAGGGTCTGAAATTACTCTACCTTATACATTCCAAGTATCACCATACTCAGAGAATCCTGAATTATAATACCTTTTTATGTTTATTTTATAAAGTTTGTATATACACAGTGGTACTATTAATAGTACCACTGTGTATATTACCTTTATTGTTATATTTTATGAATTTTTACATTTCTTATTAAAATGATAGTAATAATAGTAACTATACATGAAATGATATAATAATAAATCAACAATAGTGATTTCGGTTAATAAGTCATTATTTGTCACAGGGTCACTATATCGCTCATCAAACATAATAGTGTGAAGAATACATTGATATAGCTGAAGATGGTATACATATCGCTCTTCTGCAAATTCTTTAGATATCGTTTCTGGTACTTCTTCAATATTGATATCTGGATTATTCAGTGTTTTATATAATGAAATAAGTGGTTCGGCTGCAAAGTGTATATATAATTTATCAATACAAGCATTACTATATAGTGTATTATATCTATCAATAACCTCACACACTGCATCTTTTTTTGCGTATTTTACATATGAGTGTGTGTTCGCATCATAAATAAGATTATGATGCCTATATATAGCGGTTACAAACATCCATAATCTACATGCTATAGATTCCATATGTGTAGCATGTTCATCTTGTACTTTATTTGCTAAAAATGCTAATGTATGTCTATATAGCGCATGGAGTGAATTGAGTGGAAGTGCATCTGATTTTTCTGGTGTTTTTTGCCATGACATGAATGGGTGCTTTTTCGCATTTATGTCATGAATATGCATAACAGCATGAATAAACACTTTTAATTCATCACAATATGGTGCCAATACTCCTTTGCCTTGTAAAGCTAACATCATGATTTAAGGACCTCCTATGCCAATACTTACAGCATCAGTAACAGAATTAAGCCACCATGTTCTAGAACTTGTATCTCGACAAATACTCGATAAATTTATAGTCAAAATGGGAATTAACCACATTATTAATGATAATTTGTATATTAAAACAAAATATAGTAGTATCTCTGATACGACAGATGGTGAACTTAATGCACGATTTCGTACAAATCGATTAATAGCTGATGTGACTATGCAAATAAACCCTATGAGTGTGAAATGGAATGATATTTTAACATTTAGTCATTCAGGAAGTTATGGTATTAGTACAAATTTATACCGAAATTATCCTATATTCAATGATAGAGAATTTGGTATTGGACTCTATGAGCTAGCAGCACCATGCTCTATACTTATGAGCTGTAGTTTACACATTCAGGATAGAGCAATAGCATATAGTCTTCCATTACGCTTTTTTAATAAATTCCAAGATTCATCGGTAATGTCATTAATAAATCTTATGTATGAGTATAAACTACCTAATGAGATTATTAAAGTATTAGGTAGTATCTATAATCATAAGAGATTTACTATGAAATTTGAATCATTTTATCACTATTTACGATATTGGTCAAATAATACTATTAGTATGACTAAGAGTATTTTAGGAAATGATCGAGAAGAACTCGTAGTAAAAAAGTACAATATTGAATGTTTATCTGTAGTAGAGTATAGTGAAGAAGAACCCAATACAGAGACTACAGACTCCTCTACAAATATGTTTACTATAAATTTTGTGATAACCACACAATTTAATATGGTAAACACCTTAATATTGAGTTACCCTATTATCATAGAAAATCAGTTACTTCCTATAGATGTTATTCCATTACCTAGAGAAATACGTGAACGTTATGTAGATGGAAATACTCTTATGGATCAAGGTGTTGATCAGTTTTCTAAAGAGTATAAATGGCTACATACTGAATATGTACAAGTTCCATTTTATGATGATTGGGTAGTACCACCACATTGTCGGTTACGTGAGTATTCACATAGTCCTTATTTTATTGGAGTGTGTACTATTGATGAAGAGTATCCTTCAACTATTATAGAGTTACAATGTAATCTAGGTGATAATTATCGATTACCAAAAATCAGTAAACAATTACTTCAACGACAAGAAGAGATTTATAAAGGTGGATCATTACATCCCGATGCGATATTAACACTATCTATGTTTTATGGAGATACACTATTAGACCCTAGTGAATTATTCCTTACTGATGATTTAGAATTAGAGCACTATGGTCGGCGTGTAAATATGCCATATCGATTAGTGTTATCAGAATTAACTGATTTACGGTATCTTAATCCAAGATATTATCCACTATTGCTTGAATTTATTCAGTATCTTGATTATCATGTTATTGCTCAGCTTTGGTGGTTAATTGAAAAAGGAGCTATTAATCTAGATATATCTCTTTATGATTCTGTGCGACATTTATGGATTGACAATAATCTCTTTACAAAACGTAAACTTAATATTGATACTATTCAGAAATTGAAATTTAAAGATCTTTATACTGGTAATGAGTATACTGTAACATTTAATGATGAACCTAATAAATTAAAATTTCAAGATATCTATGAGTTAGTTATGAGTAATGGAGATAAATATGGGAATCGTATCATCACAAGGATCATTAAAGCAGATATCAAACCAACCAGAAGATTCCAACCTTGATATAAAAATAGCGCCTGAAAAGATAACAACACTTATTGATAGTAATCGATATAAATTACCTACTGATGGAGTACATGCTTCTGATCATATTTATACTAATATTGTATCTCATCAAACAGTATATAATACTGATAGAATCATAGATGATCCTATACTTCGAAATTTATTACAATATAATGATGGACGCATTGTACCTGTTACATACTTTAGTCAGATAAATCCATCATTATTAGGTAAAATGAACCCTACCGATATTAGTACTGGAGAAACACATAATTCTCATACAAGTTATTTAAAGATAATTAATTTTGAGTTAGCACTTGATGGTCCATTAGAGTTCACATATACTGAAGAAGATGGATATATGAGTGTTAATGGTTCTGCGACAATACATCCTGGATTTATACCCAAAAAAGGAGATATATTTTATTATCTATTAAATGATGGTCAATGGGGTATAATGGTAATACGGAGTATACAAAGACTCTCTATATCAAGTGTAACTCGTTATCATGTTAGTTTTGAGCTTCAAGAGTATTTAACTCCATCACGACAAGAGTATATTGAGTCTCAGGTTAAAGATACTGCGTATTTTGATAAATTAATGTATTTTAATCAACCGTACACACTATTAGAGCATGATAAATATATCATATTTAAAGATCTTCTCGAGATGCGAAATGCAATAACTCAATATTACCATGATAAATTTTATAATCCTATTATAGGTAGCTATATACATCCTGGAAGTAATGGATATTATGATCCATATTTAGTAGAATATTTACAGAATAAGTTATCTATAGTGAATAATAAAAATATTCGTAGACCAAAACAGCTATATAGTCGTATGACAGACTATACTCAGAGTATTTGGTGTAAATTATCTGGTGCAAATATAAGTATCACTACAGATGTATACTATTTTTATAGTTTGGAGAGATTTGTTCCTCATTTTTGGAATAGTGATATTACATCATTGGCTGGTAAGTATTATTTAAAATTAGAGAGAGATAACCCTAACCCAAATACTCCTATACATGGTACTGATTTAGTATATGCCTCTTTATCATATGGATTTTATTTAAATGATAGAACGAGTATGAATGACTATGAGAATATGTTATTCAGTATGATTATCGGAGATAAAGTAAATCCAATAGATATACATAAGTATATTAAAAAGTACAATACGTGGGAATTGGAATATGGGTTTTATCATATACCTATTGCTATGTATTTATTAGATAAAGCAATATTTATACTAAAAGATTAAAGGATAGATGAGTAGAGGAAGGAGTGTAGTATATTTATGAGTATTAATAAATTAGCTCATGCTATGAATTATATTCGACAAGCATTTAGATATCCTACTATCTCTGAACATATTAATAAAGGCCACTATCTTGTTATGATGTCTCCATTGTATACAAAGATACCCGATTATTATTTAGAGTTTGATATTCCACCCATATATGAGTATGATAGTAATGTTCAAGCAAATATGGTGCGTGGAACATGTACTATAGCTGAAATGATTGATATGTATATTA